GCGGCATGCTCTCGATCCGGGCCTCGAACGGCAGGCCGATGATCGCGGTGGTGTTGCCCCACACGTCGTCGACCAGCTGGTAGACGCCGCCGCTGATCATGTCGGGCTCGTGGGCGTAGCCGTTGCTCACCGCCTGCGCCACCACGCCGTCGAGATGCGGGATGCCCGAGGCCGAGCTGCCGCCGGTCGCGACCATCGTGGCGTAGGCGCTGTCGAGCGCGGTCGAGAAGTCGAGCATCTCGAGGTAGTAGACCGGCGAGCCGCTGAGGCCGGGAACGTTGCGCTCGACCAGCAGGAAAACCTGGCCGTTGACCGCGCAGGCCTGGCGGTAGAAGCCGTTGGTCTGCCAGTAGCTCCAGGCGGTGATGCGCTGGGCGCGCAGGCTGTGCAGCACCGCCATGCCGCCGTTGCTCATGACGATGAAGGCGTACTGCTCGGGCACCGGCTGCTTGTGCGCCGTGACCGCGGTCATCGACACCGGGTTGTCGATCCGGCTCGGGTTCATGACCGAGAGGGCGTCCGACGAATAAGCCTGCGAAACCGCGTCGAACAGGAACTCGCGGACGTGGCGCCCGTATTTCTGGATGAAGATCATCGCCTCGTCGAAGCGCACCGGCTTGATGTCGGGATGGCAGCCGAAGCTGGTCTGCTGGCGGATCGCCGCGGTCTTCGGCGACCACGGCTGGGCGTCGCCCTCGGGCTGGTAGAGCTCGACCTGGTCGGTGAACACCGTCAGGTGCTTGAACGACGAGAGGTGCTGGATCGACACGACCTTGTCTGCGGCGACGCCGATCCAGATCGCCTTGTCGTCGGTGCCGTCGGCGAGGTCGAAGTTGAAGAAATCGGCGACCTGGCTGCCCCACAGGCCGGCGGGGTGCTTGAGCGAGCCGGCGAGCACCAGGCGCTCGTTGTGGAAGCACACGGCGTGTGGCCAGCCCTGCACCGGGCTGAAGGCTTCCTCGTCCCAGTCGGTGGTCGGCGCGGTGCCGGGCAGGGGCTCGCTGGCGATGGCGAACAGCGCCTCGGTCGGCGACAGGTAGCTCGTCATCATCATCTGCTTGCCGCCGATGCGGAAGAAGTAGCCGCCATGCGACGGGCTGAACACCGGGGCGCTCGCCGTGACGTTGATGTCGATGCCGGTCACGCCGCTGGTCTGCAGGGTGATGTCGGGCGCGGCATAGCGGTAGAACGGCGAATTGCGGCCGTGGGGCTCGAGCGTGAACTCCATGGGTGCGAGCACGAAGGTGGCGGCGCCGGTGCGCGTCAGCTTCTGCGGCTGCATCGTCTTGTTGGTAAGGATCATCGTGTCGCCGGCCTGGGCATAGCGGATCTGCGGCGCGCTGGCGCCAAGCCACGGCGCGCCGGTGACCGCGGTCGCGTAGGTGCCGTCGTCGTAGAAGATGTCGATGGCATGGTCGCGCAGGCACAGCACGTAGCCCTGGCTCTCGGAGAACTCGAACGGGATCAGGGTCGCCTGCTGCGACAGGGCGGCGAGATAGACGCTGCCGGGCCTCGTGGTGGCGCCGCCGTGCAGCAGCGGGCGCATGTTGACCATCTGCTTCAGGCCCTGCTGCCAGGCCTGCACGTCGGAGCGCATCGGCACCAGGCGCGGATCGAGCTCGCCGGCGCTGAAGTTGCTGTTGATGGTCTTGCGCTTGCCTCTCACCGGCGCACCACCTTGAGACGGCCGACCGGGAACTTGCGCGCCGGCTGGTTGAGCCGGTCGAGGCGCTTAGCCTCGAGCAGCCTGGTGTTGGCCTGGGTGCGGTGGAAGCCGGCGAGGGCGGCGTCCTCGCGCAGCACGCCGGCGAAATCAGCCGACAGGCGCTCCTCGAGCACGACGACGAAGTAGGGCGGGAAGTAGCTCTCGTTGACCTCGCGGATGTACTCGAGGACGAGCTCGTGCTGCTCGTCGACGTCGCAGTGGATGCGGTCGTCAGCGATCTCGAACTTGTGCAGCGAGTTGCCGTCGACGGTGACGGACAGCAGCTTGAGATAGTCGGGAGGCAGCTGCCAGGCGTCGGACCAGCGTTCGAGCGGCGGATCGGCGAGGTGGCCCAGCGTGCTCATCCACTGGGCGAAGCGCCAGTCGTGCTGGGTGAGCAGCTCGGCGACGCGGACGTGCCACAGCTTGCCCGCGACCATGCTCTCGGTGGTGCCGTCGTCGAAGCTGCCGATCGGCTTGCCGCCGACCAGGATCGAGGCCCGGCTGCAGATCGCGAAGCGGCTGTCGTTGACGGCCATCCGGGCCTCGGAAAAAAGGGCGGGGCCTCCCGGTGGAGGGAAAGAGGCCCCGCCAGGGGCTGCGGAGCTAGCGCCGGCCGGACGGACGGCGGTGTTCGCTCTCCTCGTGGACCGGCGGCGGCGTGGGCGCGGACGCCACCGGCACAGCCTCCTTTGCGGCTAGCGCAGCACGGCGCTCGCGCTCCTGCCGGCGGGCGAAGGCCTCGTCGGTCTCGCCGAGCCGGCGCATCGCCGGATCGACCAGCTTCTCGTTCTCGAGGCGCTGCTTCTCCTCGAGCTCGATCCTGGCCTTGTTCTCGAGGTCGAGCCGGGCGGCCTCCTCGAGATCGGTGCGGGCCTTGTAGGCGGCGTCGCTCTCGTCGGGGGCGCGCGGCGCCGACGCGACCACGGCGAGCACGGTGGCGTTGGTCACCACGCCGGCGAGCTCGTCGGTCAGGTTGATCGCGACGGCGTCGGCCTGGGCGACCGCGTGGATGCCCCAGCTGGTGAGCGTGGCATAGGCCGTGGTGGCATAGGTCACGCGCACGACGATGTGGCCGGGCTTGAGCAGGCCGAGATAGGCCTTGGGCGGGGTGATGTAGCCGCTCACCGCGACCGGGGCCGCGAGGTCCGTGGTCTGGAGCACCCAGATGGCGAAGTCGGCCGCCCGGGCGATTTGGTTGAAGCGCTTGGGATCGAAGGTCATGGGCGCCTTACTCCTTGCAGGGCAGGATGAAGACGCCGGTCGCCTCGATGCCGACCGCCTCCATCGAGATGCGCACCTGCGCGAAGTGCGAGGCGCGTTCCGCGATCCAGTCGAAGTTGGAGCGCAGGTCGGCGACCCAGGCCGACGCCATGGCGGGGCGGTGCCAGGCGAGGCCGTTGCGCACGGTGCCGGTGATGTTGAGGCCGTTGTGCATGATGAATTTGATGCCCAGGAAATCGAGCATCTTGTAGCCGTCCATCCACGGCAGGGTGGTCATGTAGTCACGGCTCTTGATCTCGGGGATGTCGAGCAGCTCGATCCACGCCTGGGGCGCGAGCAGGCAGTACTTCTGCCCGTCCTCGGGGACGTCGGCGGCATGGAACGCCTTGACCAGGGCGAGCAGCCGGGTCTTGTCGAAGGGGTTGGTGCCGACGCCGATGCTGGCGCCGGCGATCGCCTCGGCCGCGGCGATGATGCGCTCGTCGACCTTGCGGCCGGCGGCCATGGCGAGCGCCGCGGCGGCCTGGCCGCGCTCGTCGATGTTGGTCTTGAGCTCGTCGAGGTCGTCGATGTACTCGCCGCCGTAGTAGTCCGAGACGGTGACGGTGACGATCGAGTGGGCCGCGTTCATTACCGGCACGAGGCCATGCTTCCCCTTGGCGCCGACCGAGCCGGTGCCGTACTTGGGGAACTTGGCGGCTTCGCCGGGGACCACGGTCTTCTCGCGCAGGGTGCCGCGCAGCAGCGAGCCCTTGCGCTGGTAGGCAGTGAAGACTTCGCTGTCCCACTGCGTCATGAACAGGGTGTCGATGGTGGTCGACATGGCTGATCCTTAAAGGACCTCGCGCGCGCGTGCGCGAGTGTCTGGGTTCAAACGGGGTTGAGCCCGGTTGTCCCGTCGCGTGGATCAGCAGTTGTCCCGAGGGGCTGCCTCAACCCTGTGCGGGGCCGTGTGCGATGCCGTGCTTAGGAGCGGCCGGCGAAACGGCCGACTCACCGCGGCTATGGCTTGCGCCCGCCGCCAGCGGCGACCAGGCGCTTGAAGCCTTCCTCGATCTCGCGCACGTAGGCCGGATCGCGCTTGAACTGGTCGTGGTAGCGCGGGTCCTTCATCTTCTGCTGCAGGCTCTCGAGCGACGGCACGTCGTAGCCGGTGCCGGCCGGCCCGCGACCCTGGGCATGGCCGGCGGTGAGCCTGACCATCTCCTCGACGAGCTGCACGCCCTGGGCGGTGGTGGCGAGCTGCTCGAGCATCTTGTACGAGGTGTCGCTGAGGTTGCCCTTGGCCCATTGCTGGGCGCGAGTGACGCGCTCGACGCCGTTGTCCCCGAGCTTCTTGAGCTCCTCCTTGGGGTCGGGCATCTGGTAGCCCAGGCTCTCGAGGTAGACGCCGATGCCGCGCTCGTAGTCCTCCTGGCTGAGGCCGGCGTTCCAGGCGTGCTCGCCCCACCACTTGAACAGCGGGTTGTTGACGTCGGGCTTGAACTCGACGCCGTCGGGCAGCGCGCCCTTGGGCGGCTGCGGCACGTACTTGTCGGCCGCCGCCGGCCGCCGCCCAAGCCGTTCGCTGTCCATGTCGGCGCGCAGGGACTTGCGGAGATCGTCGTTGCGCGTCGACATGCGCGCCTGGATCTCCTTGTAGGACTTGGCGAGCTCCTCGAGCCGCACGCTGCCCTTGTGGGCGTCCCAGAACTTCTCCTCGATGAACTCGGGCCGGGCCGGCGGCGTCGCGGCCGGCGCTGCCGCGGCGGGCTGCACCGGTGCGGTTGCAGGCGCGGTTGCGGGAGTTGCGGGCGCGGCCGGGGCCGGGGGTGCCGGGGTTGCGGGCGGGGTTGCGGGGGTTGCGCCGGCGGCACCCGGTGACGGGGCCGGGGCGGCGGCGGCGGCGGCGCTGGCGTCTCCACTCATTGTCTCATGCCTCGTTCGATGCGCCCGGCGATGACCTGGAACAGGAAGCGCATGCCCTCGTGGTGGCGCAGCGCGTCGGTCGAGACCTCGGGGCCGTTGACCCGGTTTAGCGTGATGGCGCGCAGGTAGTCGAGGACCTCCTGGCCCTCGGCGCCGGAGAACACCGCGACCATGACGGCGTTGAGACGCCGCTCGACGCTCTCCGGTCGGCGGATGCCGTCGGGGCCGAGCTCGAGGGCTGGACGGGGCTCGACTATGCCGGGGCTCCCTGGGGCGGGGCGCCCTGGGGCGGGGCGCCGCCCTGCTGGGCCCCGTCCGGCGCGCCG